ATACTTTTCTTTAACACAGGTTTATCTCCAAGCAGCGGCAGCTAACGCAACAGCACTCGTTCCGTTCCAAGTAAAAGTAATGCTGCTTGGAGAATTAGTACCTATATTCAAAGCATGGGCAATTTGCCCTTGCCCAAATCCACCAGGATGAGAAGTATGATCTGTAGTATATATTTCGATCCCCGAATAAGAACATGAACCCGGGCAACTGGAATTATTAGACTGTTGCATTGAACCAGCGATAGCAACTCCGCCCGATGTTGTGTTGTATCCCGTCGTGCAGGTCAGAGTGGACGCCGACGAACTGTTGGTATTGGGGCAAGCCCCGGTAGCCGTCGTGGAGTTCAAATTTGTGATGGTGTAAATGTCAAAGATCGCGCCATTGGGGCCTGTTCCAGAAGTAACCGTACATGTGATAGTTTGAGTTCCACCAGGCGTTGTCAACGCTTGAATGTTAACGAGCGCGTTGATAGCAGCACTGCTGGCAACCTGTGTCATGGTTCCACTCGAACCAATTGTACAAGTATAACCAGAAGCTGAAGCGCCTGAATCGGTTATAACAACTACTGTTAATCCTGCCCCGCCGGTACTAGCATTCGTTGCTGTAGCCTGGGTACCGGAAAGTGTAACGATGGGCGATCCAACATAGACTAATGCTGGCACGCCACTTTTAACAAGCGGCAACCATCCAGCACCTGTCAACCAGACAAGGCTAAAGATTGCAACGAAGATGGTGGTGAGTTTCTTCATCCAACTACCCACGAAGTGCCGTTACAATGAACTAGGATTACCACTGCTCCGCCACCAACTACAGCGATGCCTATAGCTGGGGTTAAGGCGTTAGTTACGGTAATGATTTGATTAGTTGCAGCGGCATTGCAAGCCGGTAAGTTTGCTACTGTTGACGAAGGTGAGTTAAAGCTAGTTGTAGCAACTGTCGGCTGCGTCATAGATGATTGTGCTAAGGCACACCATGACCACAAAGCTAACCAAATAGATAAGGCGATTCGCATCACTTATAATCCGCGCTGATGAAGGCTGTATCGGTTCCGGTCGTGTAGGTGAATGGCGAAGCCGCGCTACTTACAAGGATCACTATTCCAGTGCCATACTGTATTCCGATAGGAATACGAGACAAGGAACAACCTTTAGTTGTCGTATCGAAATTGCAAGAATCCAGTACCGTGGAACCTGTTAAAGCACCTGTAGCTGGGACAGAAGACGCATTCACAGCGATACAATTACCAGCGGCTGCACCAGCAATTGCAGAGCAGTTGAAAGCGTATAGATTACCAGCACTGGCTTTGACGACTAATGAGTTTCCTAGGGCGGTTACGCTAGCATGGGATAAGGCTGAGGTTGATGACGACGTTGGCGATAGTACTTCTGGAACAGAGGCGGTGTCTGCTGCTGGGCCTAGAGCGATGATGCCGGGGCTATTTGGATTTAGCGCGGTTACTACTGAAGTGTCAGTTGCGACCGGAGCAGTGCTAGCAGCCTTTACTGTTGCGAGGTTTGTACCCGCGGTGTCGACTAGTTTGACGTTACCAATTGTATTGGAGCCAGCAACAATTGGGGAGGTGAGGTCTGTGTGAAACTGACTACCGGTGGAATCAATATCAACGATCTGAGCACGTTTGGTGGTTAAGCGAAACGTGCCCTGTTGCCCAGACGAGAGAGTCGCAGTGTCGTTAAACACGCCACCGGCTGGTGTGAATGGTGAGGTGCCTTGGGTCCATGTGGCTTGGTCAGTGACAGAGAGGCCACCACCTCCACCACCGATGAGGGTGACTTTGAGATTACCGTTGACGTCTGTCTGAAGCCAACAGCCGGTGTTGTTAACACAAGTCGGTGGTGATGTAAGATAAGCTCCATACACACCAGCATTCGGAACAGGCTGCTGCACCTGCTGGGCCAGCGCCGGACTGGCTAGCCCGAAGAGGAATAGTAATCCGGCGATGGTTTTGCGCATGGGTTATTCCTCCGTCCAAGTAATGGAGCCGTTGAGGACACCGGAAGAGATCGAGACGGCGTTGAAGTTGACGCAGAGTTGCTGCGCCACCCCGCGAAGGGTTGGGACTTGAACGTTGTTTTCGATATCGCGGGACCAGTCAAAGACGGTGACTTGCGGAGACGCGGTTGCGGTGGTGTTTAGAATCATCATCGCTGAGTCGACGTAGACCGGTGCAGAGTCGTTGATGGTTGGGACCGCGGTGTAGGATGCGAGGATCGCAGTTGCGGAGGTGTTAAGGGCCTGTCCGGTGTCGCGGGAAGCGATTTGGGTTGTGATACCGGGATTGGCGGTGGTAGTTGCGAGCGTGCCACCGGTGTCGGCGGTAGCACGACGGACTACTTGGATCGGAAGTGCGACGAGGGTACCCGCAGTACCACCAATAGCGATCCGATCCACGCGAACGACTTTGGTCGCGGAGCCGGTGATGCAGACTTCGTCCGTTGCGGAGGCTGGTGGGACCAAGCCAAAGAACGCCGATGAGTAGGTGTTCTTTGCGAGGTAGCCGGTTGTCAGGCCGACCTGCGGCACCGCAGCGATTTGGGCCGACGCAATGGAGCCGAAGACCAGAAGGCCTAGGGCTGCGATAGAGAGACGTTTGATCATTGCGTTGCTCCTATTGAAGGTAAGACCAAGTTGATGAACCGATTTTCCTAAAGAGCCGTGGCGCTGTTACTGAGACACCTCCATATAACGACTCTCCAGAAGGCGGAGATACAGTTGTTGGAAATCCACTACCTGAATCATGAACCTCAACAACGTCGCCAACACCACAACCAGAAGGTAATGATGCATATTTGCTACTTCCATCAACTGACGTGCCAATAACAATGGTCCATTGGGAATCCCTAGTAATAGATGTAGGGCTACCAACCGTACCATTGGTAATGGATTGGATTGTGGGCCAAAATGATATACTCATGATGTGCTCACACAAATATAGTTGATTGTGACCGATGACGTGGAAGCTTGAGTAATGGTCAGTGCAGTGGTAGAAGTGGTCCAAGATGTAGTAGCTGGCGGACCTCCCGCGGCCCAAGTGACGACGCAGCGCGGGGCTGTGACGAAAGCTTTGCCAAAGGTCACGACGCATGAGGTGGATGCGGTAGTGCCCGAGACGATGGTACCGGAGAAGTCGGTACCAGTCAGGGTTGGGGAGCCGCCAGTGATGCAGGCTGTCAGGACTGGTGGGGCCGCAACGTTGGGTGAGGATAGAATGTGGACGTTGTTTTGGTAGTAGACGTTGCCATTCGAGTCCACACCGATAGCACCCCTTGGGTCTTGCGAGAGTTGGACCGAAGAGGTGATGTTTTGTGCGATCGCGAGCCCGCCGAGGATACCCAGCAGCGCGAGGGCAGAGCCCCATTTCTGAATAAAGTTGCGCATGATGGTTCCTCAGTTGGAGACGGTGATCCCGGCGGGATAGCCACCGAGGGTTGCATTGGATTGTAGCGGAAGGTCGTGACGATCAAGGACCATGGTCCCGAAGATTGCGCCGGCGGTGTGGGTGCCGACGGTGATATAGGAGAGCCGAAGGAACCGTGGGATAGCTTGGGCCGGAACCGGTCGAGGCATATCGTCGTCGAGGATTCGAGCCCCGGCGATGAGGTTTGCTTCGGTCACCACCGGGCCAGACAGCATAGTGGTGTAGGTGCCGGGTGCGTTGCCACCGGCGTCAGGCGCGCCTTGGATCGCGACTTGAAGCGAGGTCCCGCCAGTGAAGGCGGTGATCACCTGCACAAGCAGCTTCATCGCGGGATCATCGCCGATGCCAATATCGCGGGCACCGCCAGCGTTCACGGCAGAGGCGGGAAGGCCACCGGTGATGCCGAGATCGAGGACGTTGGTGGAGTTTTGGGTTCCAGTAGTGGGAAGGTCTCCGGTGCCCGAGGGGCCGGTGAAGACCAAGAGTCCGTCTAAAATCATGATAGCGCTCCTTAGGTTACTTGGGCTTCATTGGAGAGGATAGCGTCGACGGTTCGGACCGGGATGCCGCGAAAAGTCGTAATAGGCTTGCCGTTAAACTCCTCTATGCGTAAAAGTACGTTGGTTTTGTTCATCGCTTGGAGGTCGAGGTAGGTGCGGATGATACGGTTGCAATAGATAACCGTACGACCCATGTCCGCGCGGACCATCGGAGTGTCGGAAGTTTGAATGGTAGTTGCGGAGACCGGCGCGGTCGGGAGGCGGTAGAGGGCCCGAACGAGGAAGTTGATTAGGTTCGCGGCCGAGACGCCGGTCAACTGCGCGACGTCTACGTTTGCGATTCGCGCAACATAGCGCCAGTCGCGGTTGACGAGACCGATTTCCCATTTGAAGTGTTCGCGATAGGCTTGGTAGGTATTGCCGTTCGAGTCGGTCACCGGCCATTCGCCCATGTCGCGTTGCTGGAGGCCGGTGAGTTTGCCCTTCGGAAACGTCGCGAAGTTGGTGTCAGAGCCCCAAGTCATCACCCAGATCGAGGTATTGGTTGAGGCGGTACCACCACCGTCGAGGACGTTCGCAGCGGTGTTGGAGTTCGCGGTGGTCTTGGTCGAGTAGCGAGGGGCAAGCCCGGTGAAGCGTTCAGGGTTGACGAACTGGTTGCCGTAGATAAGGGTTGAGGCAACCTGCTGCGACATGCCTTCGAGGAAGGCCCGGGACTCGGAAAGCCGAAACTCGGGGGTATTGCCGTTAAGGTCCGCGATGTCCTTGTCGATGACGGAGTAGGTCTCAAGGTTGCCGCAGGCGTCGATGATCTGGGCAGTGGTCGATTTGGCGTTCGGGACGCCGGTGTTCAGCAAGCGCCATGTGGCTTGCGGAAGGCCGGTGCGAACGGTCGTTTTGTGACCAGTCGGGAGGTTGCCCTCGACGACCATCATATCGTCTAGGATTTCGTTGGTTTGGGACAAGAGCTCGATGATGGCAGCGACCTTATAACCATCATCCATCCTCTTGGCCCAATCCGCGTAAGTTAACGCAGTTGCGCCGATAGTAGCCATAGGGTTCTATCCTGTGTTCGGGTTTCGGTTTAACATACCCTTGGTACCTCTGGGCTTTGCCGTTCTACCGCTCTGCGGTGGACCGTGGGATTCTTCTTGCGAAGCTCGGTATTGCCATTCAATTTCACATGAAATGTGTATCCGTGCTTCTTAAGCCAAGCGCACATTGCGCTCATCTCTTTATCTCTATATGGTGAATTCGTCTTCATTTGCGGAGATGGCCATAGAGCGCATCTGCGATTGAGGGAGGACCTGAGCCCGGAGCGACTTGGCCTTCCTTGGATGGGCCATTGCCGCGGACGGGGGTGCCTTCGGAAAGTGGCTTGAGCAGGATGGAGAGGGCTTCAACCACATCTGGATGGGAGCCCGCGCCGGTGATGTCGAGGGCGGTTCGGAGGCCCTTTGCGAGGGATGGTGGGAGGACGGTGTCGATCACGCCGGAGATCATTGATTTGACCGCGGTGGATTTGTCGCCGGGGAAGCGATTGGCGATCTCGCCGGTCCATTCCTTTTGCAGATCGGCCCAAGCTTTGTATGGGGCCTCGGCGGCGGATAGCGAGTTCTTCGCGTAGAGGTCCACAGCCTTCTGGGCTTGTTCTTGGGTCAGATTGAGGTCTTTGAACAGAGTCTGAGCATCGGTCAGGGAAGCTTTATCGAACTGATAGCCGTCAGGGAGTTTGAAGTCCTCGTATTTCTCCGGGGCACCGACAACGGACTCAGTCTTGGTTTTGTCTTCAGTCTTGGCAGGCTCAGTGGTCTTATCTTCGGTCTTCGCGGGCTCTTTCTTTCCTGTGAGGAACGAGTCGCCTTCAGGCTTCGGTTCGGGCGTAGGGGTCGTATTCCCCGGTGACTGATCCTTCAGGGTCCCGTCGCTCGTCCTCGCCGTCGGATCGTTCGCCAGAGGCGGATCGGTCGTCACTGTAACGTCGGTCATTGACTTGGTCCTTTATGTTGGCTTCGTTCATCATCAATACGTATTCAGCTGGGGCTGCGGCCATGACGTCTTTGAATACTTGCAGACCGAAGTTTTGAACCCCGCATTTGAAGGCTGTTAGGTCCACGGACCCTGCAACGAATGGGGTGCCCCAGATGTGGCATTCGGCGAGAAGATCGTGCATCCACTTCCGGCCCGGGATGTCAGACATGATTCGCTTGGTGTAGGCAAGCCGGTTTGCCTCGGCGATCTTGAGTTCTTTCTCGCGTTCGCGGACTTGTTTGCGATTGGAGCCATCGAAGGGCATTAGCCGATCCTAACCCAGCCACGATCCCAACTATACCAGTACCACCAGACTTTGCCGTCTACTGTGTTTACGATATTAAACATTACCAAGACTTTCCTACGACTTGGGAATCTGGGTTCTGGCGAAGGAACTCAGCGAGCCAAATCTCTAGTTGGGCTTCGGTGGCGAATGGTGGCGTGTTGATCACAACGCGTTGGTTGGTGATGCGACCTTGGTCATCGACTGAGCGGGTTAGGATTGTGGCTTTGTGTTGGACTTCGGTCATGCGGCTAACATCTTCTGTACGAGGTTCTGACCACCGCCGACATCGATCTGCGAGGCATTGGCACCGGCCTTGGAAAGGGTCTCTGCACTCTGCAATTGCTGCTGCTGTGCTTGCTGCTGCGCCCGCTGTTGACGGATCGCTGCGAGGGCTTGCGGGGATCGGATCATCCGCGGGTCGTTATTGAGCAGGGACGAATAGATATCGAGGGCCATATCGAAGTCGATGTTGTCGACCGCGGCGGGGTCGAGGCCTCCGATCTGGCCAGTGATCTGGAACATGCGTTCGATCGAACCGGCTTGGGCGGCGCGCTGGGAGAGGGCAAGCATGGAAGTGTATTCGATGTTAAGCTCGCGACCAGCGACTTCGGGCGGGGGCCGAGGGATGATCCCAGCGCGGAGCGCGATGCCCCAAGCGCGTTCGATTGCGGGGGCGAGGACTTCTGGCTGGAGCCGTTCGATGACTGGGGTTAGCATCATTAGGGATTCAGACTTCCGCATGTCCCATTCGACGGCGGTGATGTTCGATCGGGTTTCGAATTGCGAGGCGACTTGGAACAGGGAGTTGAAGAAGGTTTCTTTGATTCGCGCACGGACTTCTTGCATGTCTTCTGAGATCGCGGCGATGTCAGGCTTCCAATTCCCGTAGGCCGGCTTCATTCCGTCTTGGCCTGTGGACATCATTCCTTGGAGGAAGGTGATGCCGCCGGGAAGGAGGGATGCGGGTTGGTTCTTTAGCTGGGCGTCTGCAACTAATGGAGGGTTGATCCCCTTATCAATACCCTGAGCCTTACGTCGAGTTTCTTGTTGGAGTTGCTTGATATCAGGCAACGCATCCATTCCCGGGCTACGTCCATAGGGATCGTTGCCAATAAGGTCCCACCGGCCGATGATAGCTGCACGTTCATTGAACCCTCGCTTGCGAAGATATCCTCGAGCACTTGTACCTCCTTGGGGGTTAGTTGCACCTCCCCATTCCCAGTAGGTCTCGCGGTATTTGAAGTGGGACGGGACACCGTATTTCTCCGGGTCTGTGTTGGGCTCGATCGCGTGGGCGATGATGATCTCGCGGGTTAGGTTCGCGCCGTCTTGGAGATCGTAGAACTGACGCACCATCGGCGAGGTGTTTTCCCAGCCGAACTCGTCTACGGTCTGGGCGATGGTGTAGGTGAACTCGCGATAGAAGATGACGGGACGGTACTTGCCGTCGATGTCAACGTAGTATTCGCCGAAGGCTGGGTTGATGCAGTTGATGACGTTGTCGAAGTCTTCGTACATTAGGATGACCCCGGTGCCGAAGACAACGAGGTCGAAGTAGAAGATGGCCATGGCGGTGTAGAAGTTACTCTCCGCAAAGATCAAGTACATCAACCTCTCGCACTCTGCGAGCCATAATGATACAGGGCTTACTTGTGTAGAGTCTATACGACCTACCTTTAACTTGAACCACGGCCTCGTAGGAGACGAAATTCCACTCATCATACCAGCGGCAAGGTTCCTCGCAGCGAGTGTACCAGTCGAATCTAGGATATGTTGGTTGATTGGAGAGCCGCGGTTCTGTTGGTTTTGGGTTATCAGCCATTTGTACCTCCGAGGGAGAATGTAGTCGGCCAATTCGCGCGCATGAGTCCACCACGAGTATCGATTATTGCGGAGGCCCAAAAGGCGCCCCTGCTGAAACCGACGCAGCCGCAGGTCTTGCTCAGAGACCCGCTCGGCGTAGAGGCCTGAGAATGGCGTTGCGGCGGGTTGGGTACTCATACGCCTCCGTACTCCCCTTCAGCATATGGCCAGTCTGGCATCGATACTGTCTGCCCAGCTAAGGCGTGTGTGCAATCGCTTAAGAACTCAATCTGGCCCGCCTTCACGAAGCTATGGCAACGCTCATCTTGACCTTCGCCTGATAGGTCTTGGTAAGTAACTAAAAGCGAAGGAGAGAGCGTTGGTGCATCAACATTTCCATCCCATTGCCATACAGGATGTACAACACCTTTTGTGCGCATAACGTGCAGTCCATCGCACCCGGGGCACCAAAAACCGATGCCATCACCAACACTACGAAGCTTTGAACTGAGCTTTCCCATTACTTGATGATCCTAATCTTCTTCTGAAATGGCTTCTTCGATTTCGTCGCTGCGAGCGGATCGGTCTTGGGCCCGGTTGGGGCAGAGAGGGAGCCTTCGTTGTGCATGGTAGCGGCGGCCATGAGAAAATTGGCCGGATTGATCCCGGCAGTGGCTTGGGCTTTGGCCATTTCTTCCGGTGGGAGCATTGGTGCGGTGGGCATCTATTGTCCTATCAAGCTCTTGCCGCCAAGATTCCCCGGCG